TGAGCAGGTAGATACATGGTGGGCACAGCGACTGGGTATACCTGAATTAACGCCTCGTTGGGTTCTACAGTACTGGGGCACAGAAGTGTGCCGTCGAGGACTTCATGACGATATATGGATTGCCAGTTTGGAAAATAAGTTACGCAACAGCCAAGACAATATTGTAATCAGCGACTGTAGATTCCCCAACGAAATTGCCAGTATAAAAAATGCCGGTGGCAAAATCATCTGTGTTGTGAGAGGTCCTGCGCCGGACTGGTATCAGGATGCGTTAGTGGTAAATCAAGGCCCGGATCATAATATAGGATGGACCAGTGCCAGAGAACGCATGAAAAAGCTCAACATTCATGCCAGTGAAACTGCTTGGATTGGTACAGTTTTTGATGCAATTGTCGATAACAACGGATTGATCAGTCAATTGTACATGCAGACTAACGATCTGGTTCAAGATCTCCGGGTCGCCAAGGAAGATCAAGCCGCGTGATCTCAACAACACAATTTAAACAGATTGTCTTCAAGTTGGTCAACTCGCAGTTGGCTAAATCTCCATCGACGTGATATACTAACAACTGAGCAGCATGTTTAGAACGAAAGCCACATCGATCGCATGTGGTTTTTTTCTTGTAACCAGCAGAACGCCACTTGGGAACAGGTGGCTTTTCTTTGCGGCCGCGTCTGATACAAACGTCACATCTGCTGCGATAGTAAGTTTTGCCTTGGTATTTTCTGTTGACAGCAGCAAAATTTTTATTGCATGTCTTGCATAAAGGGCGCATATAGGTATTTATACACACGAACCTTCCTTAAGGGCTCTGATCACCCCCTGATTTTGAATATGTTAATAAATATCTATAACTAATTTTTAAAAGGATTAAAAACATGGCCTTATTATCACCCGGAGTCGAAGTCACAATTGTTGACGAATCCAATTACCTCCCGGCTGCTTCAAACAGTGTTCCTTACTTACTTATTGCTACAGCAGAAAACAAAGTGTCCGGAACAAGTACAGGTGTAGCACCCGGTACCTTGGCAAGCAATGCCGGCGAAGTCTTCTTGATCACAAGCCAGCGAGAACTTGCTGCCACATTCGGCAATCCATTTTTCTACAGTACTGCAACCGGTACTCCCATTAACGGTTTCGAATTAAACGAATACGGATTGTTAGCAGCTCACAGTGTGCTGGGTATTAGCAATCGAGCTTATGTTCAGAGAGCTGATGTTGACCTAGCTGAATTAACAGCTACATTGACACGTCCAACAGGCGCGCCAGACGGCGGCACATATTGGCTCGACACAGCATTAACTGACTGGGGAATTTTTCAGTGGAATCAGACAACAGGTTCGTTTACTGTTCAAACACCTATCGTGATTACCAATACAGCTGATTTAGATTCTGGTATTCCTGCTGAGAACGTCGGCAGCATTGGTGATTATGCTGTTGTTGCAACGAACGCCAGCAACCCAACATATTACAAAACTGTAAGCAATGAGTGGGTGTTGGTCGGAAGCGACGCCTGGAAAAACGCATGGCCTACTGTGCAGGGAACAAATACAGTGGCCGGCGCGGTATTGACACAAGGCGATGCCATTGTAATCAACGACACCAGCGTTGCGGTGCCAGCAGGAGAAACATTGACCAGTTTGGTTGGTGCAATTAACACTGCAGCAATCGGCGGAATAAGAGCAGAAGTTGATGCTAATAATCGGTTTGTGTTGTATGCCACTAGTGATGCCGAATCAGACGGCTCAACTGCAGATGGCGGCTTGATCAACATAGATCCTTCCAGCACTGCTGGATTGTTGACAACACTGGGTGTATCGGAAGGTATCTACTTGGCGCCTGCGTTGCAGCAGAGTCCTAACTATACAGTTCCACGCTGGAGAAACAGTGATGCTGAACCTCGTCCCACTGGCAGTATCTGGAACAAGACAACCAGTGCAAATTCTGGTGCCAGCCTGATTGTCAGACGCTACGACAGCGCACTAGGAGCATTTGTTAATATCCCTGTGTCCATTTACGAAAACGATCAGACTGCAAATGCAGAAATCGATTCCATCCGTGGCGGTCTTTCGATCCCCACACAAACCTTGTATGCACAGTACAATGTTTCCCCGGAATCGGTATCAAACGGATTTAACAATACATTTACCATCAAACTGTTTGAGCGAGCTGTTGCTGGCGCCACTGTAGTAGTGGGAGACACTACAACGCCTACATTTACACCCGGTGATACGTTTACAATTCAGACCAGCACTGCAAACAGTACCGAATTGACTGCTCCTGCAACAGCAACTATTAATGGCACAGGATCTGCTGCAGATTTTGTATCAGCAGTCTCGGCAGCAGGTGTACCCGGAGTCAGCGCAAATGTTACGTCAACTGGGCAAGTGGTGTTTACGCAAAGCATCGGCGGTGTAATTGTTGTAAATGACGTCACTGGAACGCCTATTAGCGACGCCGGATTTAATACCAGCGCCGCTGGAGTACGTGCCGGAACAGACGGTGATTTGATTCTCAGCAGTTGGGAAGCATTGACTTATACCGCCAGTGATGTAGCAATTGATCAAGATCCTGAGGATGGTCGCAGATGGTACTACAGTGCTGTTGATCAAGTTGACATTATGATTCACAATGGTACAACATGGGTTGGTTATCAGAATGTTGCAAGTGATGTAAGAGGATTTAATTTATCTCTTACAAATCCAACCGGTCCCATTGTTGGCGCTAGCGAACCGTTGACACAAACAGACAACACTCCGCTGGTCTACGGAGATCTATGGGTAGACACAAGCGATTTAGAACAGTATCCAATATTGCGACGTTGGCAAAATGTTGACGGTGTGGATCAGTGGGTACTGATTAACAACACCGATCAAACAACTGAAGATGGTATTGTGTTTGCAGATGCACGATGGAGCGCATCTGGAACAGTGGATCCCGTCACTGGTACTGTTCCTTCTATTGTTGACTTGCTCAGTAGCAATTACCTAGACTTGGATGCACCTAGTCCAGCAACATTCCCAACAGGAACGTTGTTGTGGAACACACGACGTGGTGGATTCAATGTCAAAAGTTTTGAAGTTGGACATTTCAACGCAATAGACTTTGATGTTGCTGGATACAGCGGAATTGTTAGCTACGCCGTTGGTGATAAAGTTTTGTATAATGGTAAAATTTATGTTGCTATTCAGGCAGGCAGCGCCAACTTACCAACCGACACCGGTTTCTGGAGCGAGTTGGAAACAAATGCATGGGTAAGTGTCAGTGGCAACCGTGCCGACGGTAGCCCAAACATGGGCCGATTGGCAGTTCGCTCTATTGTAGTTGCTGCCATGAAGGAAGCAATTGATACACAAGCAACTCTACGCGAAGAACAGAATGTGTTTAACTTGATGGCAACACCGGGATATCCAGAATTGTTGCCCAACATGATTGCTCTCAACAACGAAAGAAGCAACACTGGATTTATTGTAGGCGACACTCCGTTGAGATTGTCTCCGGATCAAAATAATCTAGTAGAGTGGGCAACAAACGACGGCGGCGCCGGAGTATTTGCCGGTGATGGATTGTCTACCGGAGATCCCTACGTGGGTGTTTTTTATCCTGCTTGCCAGACTAACGATTTGTCCGGTAATACTGTGGTTCAGCCAGCCAGTCACATGATGTTGCGTGCTATCATCAGAAGCGATGAAGTGTCGTTTCCTTGGTTAGCACCTGCTGGAACACGACGAGGCTTAATTGATAATGTCAGCCGAATTGGATATGTAGACAGTGTGTCTGGAGAGTTTGTGACAACAGCAAACGGCCAGGGTGTAAGAGATGTGCTATACCAAAACAGCATTAATCCAATTACGTTCCTACCCGGCAGTGGCATTGTTAACTACGGCAACAAGACACTGGCTGCATCTCCTAGTTCTCTTGATCGTATAAACGTAGCAAGATTGATTGCATACGTTCGTTCAAGATTAAATGAGATCACTAAAAACTTTGTTTTTGAACCGAATGATCGCAGTACGAGAAACGAAGTTAGTAATGCAATCACGGGCCTCATGCAAGATTTGGTAGCCAAGCGCGGTGTATTTGACTTCTTGGTGGTGTGCGACGAAAGCAACAACACACCTGCTCGAATCGACAGAAACGAGCTATATGTGGACATTGCAATTGAACCAGTCAAGGCTGTGGAGTTCATTTATATTCCTGTTAGAATCAAGAACACAGGCGAACTGTCAGCCGGCGATGTTGCATCGTCAAACGAAGTTTAAGTAACTGCATAATATCGAAAACGGGGAATTTTGTCCCCGTTTTCGTTGATTACAGTTTCGGATAAATAATTGCATATAGGAGATTAGATTATGTCCCTCTCATCATTGAACAGAATGACAGTGCCGTTGGCGTCGGATCAAAGCGCCTCGTCACAAGGACTGTTAATGCCCAAACTCAAGTATCGCTTCCGAGCGACATTTGAAAATTTTGGAGTCAGTGTTAACACAACAGAATTAACAAAGCAGGTAATGGATTTTACACGCCCCAGCGTGAGTTTCGAAGACATTACTATTGATATCTACAACAGCAAGATGCGCCTGGCAGGCAAGCACACGTGGGAAGACGTTACAGTCAATCTGCGCGATGATGCAAGCGGACAAATCAGTCGTCTAGTTGGCGAACAACTGCAAAAGCAAATGGATTTCAATGAACAAGCCACTGCTGACAGCGGAATCGACTACAAGTTTCTCACTCGTTGCGAAATACTCGACGGTGGAAATGGCACACTTGTTCCAACAGTTTTAGAAACTTGGGAA